TGGAGATAAATCATTTTTTATTAACTTTAGCAGCCTTTTTTTTATGCTGTTTAAAAACATCACACCAAACCCAAACCGCCAACCCGGTATTCAGTCCTATCGTGAACTTTGCGATCATAATATAATCTCTAGTGATATTAGAAATGTCCCTTGACGACATACCTAAAAAGGTTCAGTACGTAGTTGTCGATTCCAATTTTGTGAATGGCACAAATAATACATTTTCCCTAGATCTCACTCTAGAATCGAATACCCACGTCGAAGATATGAGTCGGGTTCTTGGTATCAAGATTGTAGATTTTTACATTACACAAGTGGGCGAAAGTAATGCGAGTGCGAGCACAAATGTAGCCAAGTTTGTGGATATAGTGTGTCCAGAGGTTCCTAAAACGGCACAGATTCTAGATGAAAGAAACGGACAAATTTTGGCAAGGGTGCCTCTTGAGCGTCATTTCTCGGGAAGTAATGATTTTATATTGAGGGACAAACAGTGGAGACGCTTCAATCAAAATACAAATTATTTCAACCCTATTTCGATTAAGAAATTGAACTTCACATTGTATGAACAACAAGATGACGGTGACTATCTGACCCTCAAACCAGATGCCAAATGGTACATGATTCTAGAAATTACCACACAAAATATCAAAGAAAAACCAAAAGATCGTGAACTTCAAATTCTAATGGCGATGGAAAAACTTTTAAAGAAAATTGATAGACTTAATGAAAATGTTGAGAGGTTACCCGAAAAACCTCCAGATGAAAACCCTAAAAAATATTCATTTGGACTTTTAATCACCATTTTAGTTTCATTATTAGGTGGCTTCATATGGTGGGTCAATAAAACTTCTGCGTAAAATATATGGGAGGTAGAAAGGGTCGCAAATTTTCACTCTCATCGTCATACGATGAAACTGACTACTATTTCGAAGAAGAGATGGACATTCAACCCGTTCATCCAACTGTAACACCAAAAAGTGAAAATCAAAAGAATTACAATAGAGCTCTGTATAGTATTAGTAAATCGATGGTATTTGCCATAGGTCCGGCAGGAACGGGTAAGACCATGTTAGCATGTTACGCCGCCATAACTGGATACGCTGACAAAACCTTCAAAAAGATAGTTCTAACCCGACCCGTTGTATCAGTAGAAGAAGACATCGGATACCTTCCAGGAACTTTAGAAGAAAAAATGGATCCATGGACGAGACCTGTCATGGATGTGTTTGGAGAATTTTACAGTCAAAATGATATTCAATATATGATTAAGGAAAAAATCATAGAGATATGTCCTTTAGCATATATGAGAGGAAGAACATTTAAAAATGCTTTTGTGATTGCCGATGAAATGCAGAATTCAACACCAAATCAAATGAAGATGTTGTTGACACGTGTAGGTGAAGGTTGTAAAATGATCATCACAGGTGATCCTAAACAACATGACAGGAAATATGAAGACAATGGTCTCAAAGATATTTGGTCGCGGTTAGAAGGAAAACAGAACAAACGCATTGAATGTATAACATTTGACTTCGCGGACATTGAAAGAAGTCCTATCGTGCGGGATATTCTTGAGATTTATGGTGACAACTAATCAAAGGCGCAGTCAATATTATAAGAAATTACAATTCTGTCTGGTTCAATAGATGGAAGCACGTGATGATATAACGATGCTGGAAAAATTATAATACTACCTTCTTTTATATCTGGTACATTACCTGTATTAAATGCATAATGGGGGAGGTTAAACGCACTTGTTCGACATGCACTAGGAACAAAAAACTCCGTTGAATTTTTTGTATTTTTATCATTTAAAATGTAAATCAAAGAAAATGAACGTTGATATAATTCATTATTATAAACGATAGAACTAGGTTCAAGATGTGAATGCATTCCAAAATATCCATCAGTTTTATATTTTGTATACCATGTAGAACCAACACGAATATTTTTTATGTTTAATCTATCAACATTCATTCTTGAATTGAATTCTTTAATCATTTCCTTAAAGGGTTCAACAACTATATTTTCTATAAGTGTAGTATCACTTAAAAAATGACAATATTCATCGTTAGTGTAATTGGTAACAGCATTCTTAACTGCCCCGGTATTTTGTTTACGTATCTGTGCATCTTTATTAATTTTTTCAACTAATTCATCTTTTAATTCCGTATGTTTTTCATTTTCCGTCCAAAAAACAAATTCAGATGGAAAGTGATAAATACCCATTTAATAATATTATTTTGAAAACTTTATATTATTATTATAGTTCTAATACATAGATGGAAGTCGGGACAGTCATGTCTGTATTAGCACTATGCTCGGGGACACCCCTAGAACCTTTACCACTATTGTATATTATGGCGTCTGCGCGATGGGCTTACGGAGCTGATAGGTATCTAGACGGTAAAACTGAAGATTCACCTGAGTCGATAGCCACAGCCCTATTGATTGCGAACCTAATTTTGTGGTATTCAGATCAATCGAAGTATATCGCACCAGAAATTCTATCAATTTTGGTATATCCCTCATTCAAACAGAATTTACCATTACTTAAACCTTTCTATGTAGGGACGTTTTGGGCGGGAGGTATCAGTGTTGTTCCGCATCTCATAGCTCACACGGATATAGTTCAGGATCAGGTCATAGCGATGGGACTTCTCGCATCAAGTGTATCAAATATTGCAGACATAGAAGACATAGAAGATGATATCAAAAATGGGATTCATACAATTCCAGCTCAATTTGGTGAGATACCGACGCGTGCTCTCTCAGCTGGTCTATTTTTAGGTTCAGTATATAAGAGTGGTATCATTTCTCACGCCATTCCTCGTCGTCATCGAAAGCCAAGTCTCCATAGAGGTCTTCCAACGTTTCGAGGGTCTCTTGCACATCTCTGAGTGAAGACTTTGTGGAACGTAGATTCCACCTTGCGAGTCGCTTGAGCTTAGCATGACCACGCTTATACTTTGCAATCTGTTCCCGAAGTTGGTGAAGTTCGTCTGTGTCTGGTTTATTAATCACATACCTGTTTTTTCGAGCGTTCACACGCTTCTTCATAGGGTCTTTCTCTGCGGTGTTGTAAATACGAAGCGGTGCGATAGCCAACATGTATTTATAACGGGTCTCAGAACTTTATATATATTTAGGCCGAAACAGCAACCTTCTTCTTCACAGGAGCCTTCTTGGGAGTAGCGGTAGCCTTGGGAGCAGCAGCCTTGGGAGCGACCTCCTTGGGAACGCACTTGCATTCACCGATGGGCCCCTGAGCACCAGCGGGGCCAGTGGGGCCAGCGGGGCCAGCGGGGCCCTGGGGACCTACACCACCTGGACCAGCATTGTCGGCAATCTTGAGGAGAAGGTCGAAAAGGCGCCCCTTATCGAGGCGGGTGCGGGTCATCTCAGCTTCAATTTCTTTGCGGAGGGAACTCATGTTTATATATATAAAAGAAAGATTATCTTTATACTAAATGATATTCATAGGACCCCAACTTCTAACAGGTATAGGACAACATGCAAAGAAATATGTCAATATTTTTCTCCCTGATTCTGATTACTATATCATTGGGGGAAAACTTCCTGAAAGTGAACATGGTCTCATCTTTTTGATTCCTACGAGGGAACATATTGAATACATCAAGTATGCAAAGAGTAGAGTAAAAAACCTCGCCTGTATGACTGTGTGTGAAACTGAAACTGTGCATGAAGACTATGGACTCATCATGAATGAATTTAAGAGGGTGGCGGTTCCGAGTGAGTTTTGTAAAAAAGTTCTCAGTCGTCAATTTCCAGACAATGAGTTTTACGTCGTGCATGCCCACATTCCACCTCCTATAGAACGTCCATACACGTTTTACCACATTGGAAATATAATGGATCCTCGAAAAAAATTCAAAGATATTCTACAGGCTTTCATTAGACTCAATGAACCTAAGAGTCGCCTTGTTGTAAAAGCAACCGCCTTACGTGATGTAGATATAAAACTACCTCGTGTTGAAGTTATTAATGGACTCGTATCAGATGAAGATATGAATGCTATTCATGATAGATGTGATTGCTACGTAAGTTTTTCACATTCTGAGGGTGTTGGTATGGGTGCAGTAGAGGCAGCACTCCGTGATAAAGCTGTCATTATAACAAACTACGGTGGAGCATCAGAATATATTAAAACGCCTTATACAATCGATTGTGAACTTGAACAATTGGAGAATGATGATTTTCTATTCAAGAAAGGAATGACTTGGGGAAAACCTAATTTTGACCAACTCTTGGAGTTCATGAGACACGCCTATGATAACCGTGTTCGCCATATGGATCACGAACACACTAAAAAACTAGTTGGAAAGGAAAACGTTTTACAGGAGTTCATCCTGAATGTAATTGGTCCCAAGAACAACGAGACCAATAAGGATAGTTCCACTCATGAGTGAACCTCGTTGAGCGATGATAGTCATTACGAGATCGTCAAGGGGTTGGAAACCGGTGGGTTTGGTTATGATGCGAGGGACGAGAACACTAATTGCGAGATATAAAGCCATCGCTATTATTACAGGTCTAAGACTTTCCTGATCTAGATTCATTTACTATACACTGGGATTTTCTTTCCGATAACTTCCTTATCAATCCTATGCTTTTTGCAGTAGTCACCACAAACTGCCTTGAAAGAGCATGGCTTTCCTGACAGTGTAGTTGCACAGCAAATTTTGGTTTGTGAACGTTGGGTCACTGTCGGCTCGGGGGGTTTATCGATCATGATAACCTGTCGTTGATCCTTTTTGTCTTTGTGCCTTTTGTAAGCCATCTTACACTTCCATGTTGCATCAGCGAGTTTGTAGCATCTCTCATCAGGTTCCTTGAGACGATGCATCTTGACTGCATCGACCAAGCACTCTTGCCACAGTTGATCACGAATGACTTCCATTTTTAGTTCTTATTTTTCAAAAGTTTAAACAATTACTTAGGTTTTCATTATGCTTCACCTCCAATTTCTGCGAGATAAATATCAACCTGTCCCGCAAATTCTGGACAAGTCTCTGTAGTCTTTTTAGTCACCATATCTTGAACATTGAGTACGTGCTCCTTAAATTTCTTCACATCAATACCAGTCGCATTGTGAATTTGGGACTCTGTGGCGATATCCTTGAGAGCGTACAGATAAGCGGCGGCGTAGTTCGCATGAAGCACGGCTATAACTGGGGACTTATCTTGCTGCGCTGCCGTTGCATACCGAGCAGATTGCCTAACCAATTTCTCTATGGAATGTTTCATACCCCTGGTCTTATTCTGCATCACCACGACGAGAATGAAAATTGCTATGATGAAATAGAAGTACATCTCTTAAGGTATCTAAAGAAAAATTATTACGATAAGAAAACCTAAGTTAAAAGTTAGACTTGTAATAAAATCATGGAATCAGTTCAGAAGCTCACCCACGTTGAACACGTCTTAAAGAGACCCGACTCATATGTCGGTCCAGTAGACAAAACCCACGAGTCTTATTGGTTGCTGAATAATACGAACAAGAACTTTCAAAATAAGAACATTTCTTATTCACCAGCCCTACTCAAGATCTTTGATGAAATCCTCGTCAATGCCATTGATCGGAACTCCCTCCACCCCAAGAATGTTACCCAAATCTCGGTATCCGTCAACAAGGAAACTGGTGCGGTCACCGTTGAGAATAATGGACCCCTCGGAGGCATCAGTGTTCGAATGAACGAGAAGGAAGGAGTTTGGAATCCTGAACTTACCTTTGGTCATCTCCTAACAAGCACAAACTACGATGATAACCAAAAGAGGATTGTGGGGGGCCGTAATGGTTATGGAGCCAAGTTGACGAATATTTACTCATCAGATTTT